AGAGCAGGCTGAGATAGAGGTAGTTGCGTCCAAAAAGGTCAGTCGTGCCAGGACCGTGACCGGGATTCGCCCTGCAACCAAGTTAAGCAGGGACGAAAAGGCATATTTCACTGCAGTTGTGGACTTCCTAAACGAGGCCGGTTTGCTTGAGGTTGTGGACTCGCTTTTGCTGACTTTGCTGGCGAAAAATTACTCGGTCTGGAAGATGATGCAGGACCAGCTCAACAACGTCTCCGACTACTTCGTGACCCACTCAAATGGGACCACTTCTCCGAGCCATTTCTACAACGTTTCGATGGCTGCAGAAAACCAGATTTTGAAGCTGAGCACAAAGCTCGGTTTGTCCCCTCAGGACAGGAGCAAAATGCTGGGTGCGCTTGCGTCTGCGGAGGTGGCGAAAAGCAAGACCTCTGAAAGTGACAACCTGAACAACCTCCTCAATGACTAAACCTCCAAAAAACCTCTGGGCTCAATACGCTCGCGACATCGCGACCGGACAAGAACCGGCTGGGGAATACATCCGGAAGGCAATTGAACGCTTTCTGGAGCTCCTAAACGACCCAGGAGAGTGGAAATTTGATGCTGCGGCCGGTGAGAAGTACATTCAGTTCATCCAGGAGTACCTCGTGCACACACGAGGGCAGTGGGCCGGAAAGCCGTTCATCCTGAGTCCCTGGCAGCAGTTTCTCGTGGTGAACATTTTCGGCTGGTTTCACGCCGAAAAGGGTTACCGCAAACACAGGACTGCGTTGCTCTTTGTGGCTCGCAAATCCGGCAAGACCCAACTGGCTGCGGCAATCGCAATTGCGATGATGGTTTTGGACAAGGAATCTGCAGGTGAATACGTCTTCAGTGCGACCAAAAAAGACCAGGCAAAAATCGCATTCGATGAGGTCAGCAGAATGCTTCAGCGGGCACCGAAAGAAGTCAAGCGCAGGTTCCGAGTAAACAGGCACGATGTGGTTGCCCCGTACGATGGCACATGCAAGGCCCTTTCGAGTGATGCAAACACACTCGACGGGCTTAGCCTTCAGCTTGGTGTTTTGGATGAGTACCACGCACAGAAAACCTCTGACCTGTGGAACGTTCTGAAGTCATCCATGGGCTCCAGGAAAAACCCGCTCATGCTTGCAATATCCACGGCCGGATTCATCAAGGACGGGCCGTGCGCGGAGGCGATGAAAACCGCCAAGGAAGTTCTGGACGGGGTGAAGACTGATGAACGCACCTTTTCATTGATATTTCAAATTGATGAAGAGGACGACTGGAAAGACGAATCTGTTTGGGTTAAGTCGAACCCAGGAATTGGTGATTCAATCACGCTCGAGTATCTCCGTTCTCAGGCTCGCCAGGCCATGAACATCGGAGGCCGTGCCATTGTCGAATTTCAGACCAAACATTGCAACCTTTTCACGGGCTCTGTGGAAGTCTGGATTCAGCCTGAAATTGTCGAGGCACAGCGAGAAGAGTGGACGCCCCCTGCGGGCCATCCAGTGTACGCCGGTTTGGACCTCGCTTCTGTCTCGGACATCTCTTCCCTAGCTCTGATTTTTCCACGCGATGATGGCAGTCTTTTCCTTCAGACATTTCACTGGCTTCCTGAGCGTGCCGTGGAGCGCAAACTCGACCGAGATGAATCATCCATCTACGGTCGAATGGCGGAGCAGTTCGACAACGTTTTTGTGACCCCCGGAAACGTGACCGACTACAGTGCCATCCGTCAGTTCATTTCTGGAATGTTTCTGGACGATTCTGGAGCCTTCAAGAACGATGAGAATGGCATTGCGAGCAAATACGATTTGAGAGCGATGGCGTACGACCGCTTCAACTCCTCGCAGCTCATCATTGACCTGGTGAATGACGGAATCGAGTGCGACCCGTTTGGACAAGGTTTCGTGTCCATGAGCGCTCCCAGTAAGGAGTTCGAAAGGCTTATGCTTGATGGTGACCTTTGGCACGATGAAAACGACGTTTTCAAGTGGATGCTCAGCAACGTTGCGCTGCAGTTTGACCCAGCCGGAAACGTCAAGCCTTCCAAGGACAAAAGTGGTGACAAAATCGATGGAATTGTGGCAACCGTGATGGCCATCGGAATGCGAATGATTGATGAGGCTTCGCAGGACAAAGACGACTATGAAATTCCAGAAGACTGGAGGCCTCGTTTTATCTAGTTGGCGCCGCCCGAAAGTTCAATCGTTGTTCCTTCTGATATTTGATTCATGGAAGCAAAAATTAGAGAGGGATTGAAGCGACTTTTGCGCCTGGGAAAAGAGGTGGAAAGAGCTGAGGACGAAAGCCACTACATTCACCTCCCTACAGGTACCAAATTGCAACGCTGTACCCAGTGGATTTCTGGCGGGGTTCCGCTGGTGATTCCGGACGTGTGGAAAGGCTGCCTGCCGATAGGCAGCATGGTCGACCAATGTGTGCGAGATTTCTTTGTTGAAGGGCTCGAGGAAATGTCTGCCTTCATGTACTGCAATCACATGCAGTTCAGGGCATATGAGCAGCTCGTTGCTGACCTCAAAAAATTCAAGGAGGAATACGGTGGCGATTGGCACGTTTTTGCTGACCGAGTTTTTCTGTTTTCGTTGTCATTAGGCGTGGGCGGTGAGGTTGACCTTTTGCTGGTCAACAAGGAGACCGGTGCCATTTGGATTGTTGACATGAAAACAAGCCGCGGAGGGACGAAATCCTTCACCAAACGCTACAAGAAAAACGAGCCCACAAAACTCGAGAAGTATTCCTTGCAGCTCAACACCTACCGCTACATGGCGGAGGAGATGAGCGGACTCCAGGTGCATCGCTTGTCAATCCTACCAATCAAGGTCTTTTACCCGCCCAACGGCAGCACCACCGATGAGGCATATTTCGAACCTCAAATTGATATTGAATTCTGCGACCCAATTGCAGCAAGGGACGCGCTAATTGAAGCACAATGAGTAAACCAGAACCGTACCACCGCAGAGTCCGAACGGGCTCAGGGTTTTTTACTCTCGAGCAATGCCGAGAGCTTTTCGCTTGGTCCTTGGAGCAGTTTGTTCCTGAGATTGAGCAACGAGAAATTGCAATGCAAACCAGCAGTATTTGCGGCCGCCAACTTGGCCTGAAAATGCACACCGCAAACGTGATGAATTTGGTGCGTTTTTGGCTCATCAAAAACACGGACACGCCGACCGTGATTGTGGCAGAAGCGAGCGCGGTCCATCACTCAACTGTGACCAGGAATGTGCAGCGCTTCGAGGACTACCTTTTGCAGGACAATTCCTTTCAAAAAATCCTGAACGAGATTGATGAAATGGCTATGCGGTTTGACCGCAAGCATTTTGTGCCCAAAACTGAGCACCGCCCTGCAGCTGAAATCAAATGAGCAACTGATATTTGACCATGGCAATTCCAAAGATTTTACGCGTCCAAATCAACGTGGATGCGATTGACAAAAAGCACCTGTACAAAGGCAAGAAAGGGACGTATCTGAATGTGGCCCTTGTGAACACTCCTGACAGCCAATACGGCCAGGACTATATGGTAACCCAGGACCTCCCCAAAGAAGCACGCGACGCTGGCGAACGGGGTCCAATCCTGGGCAACGCTTCGGCGTTGTATTTGGAGGATGGAATCCCTGCCAAAAAAGAGGAAGGTGCCATGACTTCAGCGGCTCCCGTTGCTGACGACAAATCTGACGATTTGCCGTTCTGAGCCGTCTGTGTGTTTGAACCGGAAAGGGGTGACCAACGGCGCCCCTTTCTTTTCGCAAAATCCGTACAAATGAACATCAATGAAAAATCCCCTGCATTCGCTTCTAATCAAGCCCGAGGAGCTGCGCGCAAAAGCGAATGAAATCCGCCGGTCAGGAACACGTCGTGGAGAGTATTCCGGCTTCGAATCACTGGACAAAATTTTCACAGCGAAAAAAGGCTTCCCGCTCTTCATCGCGGGAGCGCCTCACAGTGGAAAATCGCAGGTCGTGAAACAGCTCGCAATCAACTGGGCAACGGAGCTCGGTTGGAAGGGCATTCTGTACATGGGTGAAGAGGGTTCCGCGGTGGACTTGTTGCTTGACCTGGTTGAAGTGAAAACCGGAAAATCCGCTCGGCTGAATGATGCTGACGCGGACGATTCAAAAACGCCAATTTCATCGGACGAATTCGAGTACACAATCCACTGGCTTGACGAGCATTTCACAATCATCGACCCGGAGAAAGCCGTGGACGTTGCGTCCTGGACGTACGACACCTTCAACGAGCTCCTCAAGGAGGCCGGAGATTTCGACTTTTCCGTCTTGGACCCGTTCAATGATTTGGACCGCGATATGGAGCTCCGTGATGACCTCTGGTTGACCAAGGTTCTGAAGGACGTTCGGATTGCTGCACGGCGCTCAAATCGGGTCGACGTGATTGTGAACCACATCGCGAAGACGCAGCACGACGGGAAGACCTCAAATGGCATGCCCGTGAGCAAGCCCGCGAGACCTAACGAATGGGCTGGCGGTCAGACCTGGTACAGGCGAGCTTTCACCATGCTTTTGGTGTATCGTCCACCCGAGCACGAGTTGATTGATTTTTGCCCGTTCGATGAGGCTGGCGAGGGCTATCAAGTCGGACCCGGTGAAATGTGGATTCAAAACCAGAAAGCGAAGCCAAAAGGCTCGGGCAAACTCGGGTGGGCGCGGCTGTACTACGACACCTCCAGAAACCAGGTTTTCGAGCTTGACGAAACCGGCCCAAATGGACGATGGACGTTGGGTCCTGAACAGAAGGTCAACCGCTACTATTCGGGCCAATTGAAGGCGTACAGGGAGAGCCAGGGCGGTCAGGGTAACACCCAGGCCACCCAGGAAGACCAGGACAACCCAAACAAGCTACTGTTTTGAGCAGCATCAAGGAACTGAATTACCTAGCTGCGAAAATTGAATTCCAAGGAATGATGGAGGCCCTCATGGCGCAGCTCGACGACAACTCCGAACGCATGTCGGAAAAGCAAGTTGAAAGCTGGCAGAAAATCGCACACCTCGGTTTGTTGTTTGTCGACCAGTGTGAAGACAACTTTCTGGAGATTTCGAAGCTCAACATTCAAGCCCGCAGGTACTGCAAGGAGCTTGCTGAGCAGCGTGCAAAAATCCAGGAGCTCAGAACGGAAATCGCACGGGTCAGAAGGATGAACGTGGAGCTGAATGAGGCTCTTGCAAAAGGCATCCGAGTATGACACCGCCCACAATCAAAACCGGTTCAATTGGTGACCTTCACGGTATGGACAAAAAGCAGAAGATTTTTGAGCGAATGCGCGACACAGTTGAGAGCGTGCACGAGCACATTGAAATGGAGTTTTCTGGTGAGGCATTTGCCGTGTGGATTTTCGGAACCTCGAACAAGGTGACGACGATGGTAACGAAGCCGGAGAAGCTTGCTTTTGCACAGGACACCGTGACCGCCGCGGTGAGTTCAAATCCGGTCATCAAGGAGCTGTTCACCCAGGGTCTTGCTGGAGAGAAAAATACCTACTACGACAACGATGAACTCGTTTTCGAAAAGCAGCCGACCAGGCGTGAAATCCTGGCAGCTCTGAACCTTGAGGCGAAGCTCATGTTCAAGGTCATTGAGCAAGCCCTAAACACGAAGCGCGTGGCTCCTGATGCACACGGCAATGTTCCGATGAATGTGCTGACGGACTACGTGCTTCCGAAATTTCAAAACCAGACTGGTTTCCTCTTGTCTGATTCCATCTCGTTGATGGCCGACGTGCTCGACCTGTGCGGGGCGGAAACGTATGAGGGGGATGATTGT